ACCTAGCGTACTGTTTAAATTAGTCAATGCTTCTTGACTAGGGTCTACAATATCGCCCTCTTTGGTGGTTGTCTTAAACGAACTCGGATCACCAATAATTCCACTTGTCGTTTCAGTAGGGATAACTCCTGGCTTTCCTATGTTAGACTTACGCTTTGCCGCTGAAATATCTCTAGTTTTCTTTAGAAGTTCATCCATGCTTAATACTTCTGCCATAGCTACCTCCTTACCATGTTATGCTTTCGTAATCTTCCGTTGCGTCTACTTGTGCGCATAGTTGCTTGTATTTAACAATTGCACCGAACTTGTGTTCTTGTCCTGCACTGTATAATGCCATAAATTCTTCTAGCGTGTAAGTTGTACACTGTTCACCTTTAGCATAGTAATCATACTCTGTGATAAACCCTAGTGCGAAATTGTTCTTTATAGCTTCCATGTTAACCTGATTCTCTAGTTCAAAGTCATACACTTTGTCGTCATGGGTAAAACCTTGAATAATATACTCATGACACGCTCTGTCTAACTTAGCCTTAACGCTGTCTCTCGATGGTTTAGGCTGTTCAGGGATGATCAAGGTGGGTCTTTGTTCATACTCGCCATCTTTAGCGTCAGTATCGCCTAAATAAAGTGAAGATATGCTAGTACCGTAAAACACTCTATTGTTTTTTACTTTATACATAAGTCACCTACACTTTCAACGCATAATCAATTGTGTAATAAACAGTAGCGCTACTTGCCGAGTCCTCGCCTACTATAACTTCTAGCGTGTTAAATGGTATCTTATTAGATGCCCTTCTAACGTCAGCGCTACTTGATTCGTTCGTAAACCTCACTTGTTCACTTAATGATCCGATGTCAACATAAGGGTTATACGAAGTATAAGAACCATACACAGGGTAGCCTTGCCCCATTATACCGGAAGTTGCGTTACCTTCTCTGTATTCATATTCGACACCGTTAATCAAAACCTTAATCTGACCATTTCCGACATTTGAAACCGCTAACGCAGAATCAAGATATCCAGGAGCAGATACTGATAATACTGAAACACCACTAGCAGCACGAATATCACCAGGGTTAGTTACTGTATTAACAACTGATTTTGTTGTGTATTTAAGCTCATCAAATCCTCCACCACTCATAAGTACATACTCACCTGCTTTCCTTACTACATCATAAAATCCTGCATCTAAACTTGTTATTGCTGTACCGTCATACTCTTCAAGGGCTAGCGCGCCTGTTCCATCATCTATTGTTATTGCACCGCCCGTAATGTCTGCGGCAATCTCTAGCGTGAATTTATCGGTTGTTGTGTATGGTAGGCTAACTGTAATAGCTTGGCTTACAACACTTCCGAGAATCGTTTCATTGTCTGCTATCGTTTTAAGTAAAGCGTCTAGCTTTGCTCTTGTGATTGACGCATCAGGTGGAATGGTTCCTGAACCTGCGCTTGCTATTCTATCTAGTTCGTCAGCTACATTGTCCTCAACAGTATTAGCTGTATTAAGTCCTATTCGATTAGCACCGCTGTCATTGAGTGTCGCTTGTTCTAGTTCAGTGATAAGATCGTCAACCAAAAATGTTTTCGTGTCAATCCCTACTTGGTCTAGCAACAGCTTAAAGGCTGAAGCGCTTAGACTAGGTTCGTCTGGCTGTGTTTGGTTATTATTTGTCGCATACGTTGGTGCGGTAAAATTAAGTTTTGCCATATATTCCTCCTATCCGCTATATCTGTGGGACTTAATAGGCAACATCAGTTTCAAGATTGTTAATGTGTCAAATGCTGAATCATTCTCAAATATTGTTTGTAGATAGGTGAACTTCTTAACTTTAGCCCTTAATCTTCTTGGCTGTGGGTTTTTGTTAGTTGCATACGACCAATCACCGTAGTCAATAGCACCATAGTCAAATGAGCGATAACTAATAGTAAACGTCTTTGCGTCTGCTTCGTTTCGTCTGTCAGTCACAAAGGAAATGTCTAAGCTAGTCTTAGCAGCAGGTTCAATGACTACCCACTCATCACGCATGTTCTTTTCTAGGTGAGGACTTTCAAAGTCTGTAAAGCCTAACTTACCTACGCATGGGATACTTGTTGCACCTAATGAGCCATCAGCAACATAATTTTCGCTTACGTGTTCTACTGTACCGTCTGAGCCATAGTAGATATCGCCTTCAACATCAATAAACTGAGTTGCTTCAATGTTTGTATATTTATACATGGTATCGTTTCCGTAGTTCCATATATAAACATCAGTGCCAAAGTTTACCCACAATTCCTTTTGAAATTCATAGTCATAGGTTACTGCTGTCGACAAGTCAGTTTCTTGCATTGACAATTTAATACGATCACTAATTATTCTAGGCTGAACTTCGTTTCTAACACCATTAGTTGATGTCCATTGTCGCCATGAATACCCGTCAAAACTTACTGCATCATCTCGTATTAATTGTACCATATTTGGCGCAGAATTACCATAAGCGTTGTTCAGTCCCTCGTATCCATAATTGTACGGGTTAAGTCCTGTGTTATCTGTAAAGTTAGGATTAACAGTCGGGTTAACAACATATGATGAATCTTCTTTGAATACTAACAACGATTGATACTGAGGAACTAGCGCTGTTATAGAAAACTCTGTTGAGTGAACTCCGACAAATGAGTTAGCCGCAAAGTAGTTAGCTTTAGCCACTCCGCTGAATCTGAACACATGCTTTTCGTTTAAATTACCGAAGATAAACAAGTTTGTATCATTGCCTACACCGAATTGAATAGCGTACTTGTGATTCTTGATTAAATCCGAATTTCCTGCTACAACTAGAGTCCATGTAACTTCTACCTCGGATTCATTTGCAGGTACAGGGTTAACACTTGTTATTTGTCCATTCACTAGGTCGGCTGTGTATGATGTAGCTGCTACACCGTCAATAGTTACTGCGTCAATACTATCTAGTCCACTTTCAGGTAGTACAAATGTAGTAGAAGAACCGTCACCGACAAATGTCATTTTCTTCTGTCCTGTCAATAAGTTGCTTTCTTCGAACAGTGTACCGCCGCCTGTAGGTGGAGCGTCTAGCGATACGGTAGGAACATAAGGAACTACGTCTTGATAAGTTGTGCCGTCATACTCTTTGTAGTCTGTTCCGTTAAGAAAATAGATTTTATCATCAAACCAGAATATGGATGTTCTAGCGTCTGTAATTGTCCCGATGATAGTAACTGTCCCTTCAGTGATTAAATCGGCTATATCGACCGTTGACGTGGTCACAGACATATCGTATTCGTATAGGTCACCGTCCCAACAAGCCAACATAATAGTTTTGCTTGCGATAGTGCCATACCATACGCCTTGAACGTCACCTGATCCAAAATTAATAAACGTATAATGTCCAGGTCTTTTCTTAGGCTTCATGTTCTTAGTGATTCGAAAGTTCTCCAACAAACTAAACTCACCAAGCTTTATTTCTGTGTTGCCTACGGATTCGTTAAGCCCTAGAAAGTCCGTTATCTCTATAGGCTTAGGTGGTTTCTGAAAACTTGCTTGTGCCATGTTTACCTCCTATCCGTAAAAATCAACTACAATATCAGGTGCAGGAACTTCATTCGCTGATGCGTCCATTTTAGCCTCTAATCGTCTGCCCTCAGACCAATTGACTAGGTCGGGGTTCTCATAGAATCCTAGCTTACTGACAACATCGTAAACAATAGCTTCTGCTAGTACATCATCAATCTCAATTGTATCGGTCAATGCTGTTACTGTTGTTGGTATAGGCTTGTAAGTTATCCTTATCTCGCCCTCGTAGTCAAAAGCATAGTAAAAGTCACGATAGTTTTCTATCTTGTATGGAGCGCCAGAGTAATACTGACCAAAAGGAAACTCCTCTATTACAACGTCTAGCCCGTTGAAGTCTGTAGGCATGTCATATTTAACCCATTGTTCGTAAATAGGCACTGAAGCCGCCTTGTATTTATACTGCCACAACGCACGATTCTTATGTAGGTAGTGTTCCGTTCCCTCTAGCTTCAACCTAACTTGATTACTTGTAGAAGTCAATGTCAAAACTCCTGTGTAAGTTGTCAGCTCTGTAATTGAAGTAGGCGTAATTGTTACTAAGTCTGTCCATGTAGCACCGACAAGCTCTTGCAATGTAATTGTTGCATTGTCTGAAGCTTCTTCGTTTACTTGAATTGAATAACCTTGCGCTCCAGGTGTTCCGGTTGAATCCGGATAGTAAACAGTTTCTTCGAAGTCTTCGTATGTATCCGCGTTATCTAAAAGGTTAATCGGTGGCTTATTTGTTATGCTAACCTGTGAAGTCTTCTTGTTTTGCTTCCATAACTCTTTCTGTGCTGAATCAACAAATAGAATTACTTTCTTTTCTATGTCAATGTTCTCTGCTGAAGAAATGTCGACACCATCTTCAGTGTACTGATCTATCATTGCTAATATCTTATTATATATATCTTGTACTGTCATTATGTCACCACCTTACTAATCAATGGATATAAATAAATTATTAAATGAGATATGCCTAACCACCATATTAAGAAGAAGGTCAAACAAATCTGCCCTTTAATATTGAACTTCATCTTGCGATAATCCCATATTGTATAGTTTTTGTTCCAGATGTTGCCTGCAATGTATTCAAGTGTTGTTATAATCACCGCTATGACAAGGCATATAAGCCAATACAGAGGATTTCTTATGTCTTGGGATAGATTGCTTAGGGCGAACAACTCACCGCATACAATAAACGATATACCGCCCACAAGCCCCATCGACCTATGAGAGGTA